GGTGATATTGATGCTTATATGCAGGAGATCCAGGAATTCCCTTATGAACCCAAAGAAGCGTTTATGACTTCCGGAACCCGGCAGTGGAACGTAGATAAACTGCAGCGACAGGAGTTTCAGTTAAAAACAAACCCTGATCTGGATGGGATTATACAGCGCGGCAGGTTCTGGTGGATTAAATCCAAGGGTGGAACGATTACAGGGGTAGAATTTAACCAGGAGAAGGATGGACCGGTACAGTTGTTAGAACATCCTTATCTTTTAGATGGCCAGGTTCCTCCCAATTTATACATTGGTGGGGTCGATTCGGTGGACAACTCTGTGGACATGACCGGCAAATCTAATAGTAAGAAAGCAGCGGATATTAAAAAGCTTTCCAAATTCTCTCTATTGATTAAGAAACGGTTTTACAATGCTGCCAAGACCAGTAATTTATATGTCTGTCAGATTACATGGAGACCTGAAGTGATTGAAGATGCTTTTGAACAAGCACTCATGGCAAGTATTTATTACAATGTCCAGCTCAATGTGGAGCATACCAAGATTGCGGTAATTAAGTACTTTGAATATAGAAAACAATTGAAACGTTTATTTCCACGTCCCAGTGTGTGTTATGCAGATGTAACTAAGATTACCCGGAACAATAAATATGGAACGGTGCTGGATGGAGCAGGCAAAGTTATTGTATATGGTTTGGATGCAATCTCTAAATACATAGATTCTTTTTGGGATAACATTTTTTTTCTTGACTTAATAGAGGAATTAATTAAATTTGATAATGATAACCGGACAGAATATGACCGGGTGATGGCCATGATGATGACAGAGATCGCCGACGACGAACTCATTGACATCATGGTAAAAGAGAAAACCAAAGAACCTGCTTTCGTAAACTTCGGATATTATACCGATAAATATGGAGTCAGAAAATTTGGGGAGATTCCATCAAATAAAAGTACCGAAGAGTTGTTTCCTAATAAAACAAAAGACGTATTCTCATGAGCAAAGTAATAAATCAACCCTTAGATAACGTTCCAGAATCAACCAAGAATTCTTCAGACTGGTTACAGAACCAGGTGGATTACACCATCTACGGATGCAAAAATCCCTACCGGGACGAAGACATTCAATCTTACAACCTGATCAATGGCCAGCGGGACTTGAAAGACTTCGACTACATCACCAAAACTTATGGCATTGAATTCCCTGCCAAGCTCACCCACATTCCTTTAATCAAAACTTACCTGGACGAACTGATTGGGGAAGAACGGATGATGCCACTTTCCTGGAAGGTTGCTGCCAGAGATCATGAATCGCTTATGTCCATGAACGACAATAAGGTAAAAGCAGTGATGCAAAGACTGGTAGGTGGTGCCCAGAACAATGTCAATTCCGGAATGAAGCATTTTTCTACTCCTGTAAATGACCGTCCTGTATCTTTAAAAAACCATCTATCAGATGAAGAACTCAAAGCAATTGACGAGTTTCAAAAGTATGATTGGAAGGATTTAAAGATCGTTGCTGCAGATATTGCTTTGCGCTATTTAAAAGAAGCAGGTGATATCATGCGAAAAAAGAACATGATGTTCCGCGACATGCTGATCACCGGTAAAGAATTTTACCGTTCTTACATCAAAGAAATGGGAATGGACCCGGACCTGTGGATCTGCAATCCTTTGAATATTTATTTCCTGGGCAATGAAGAAGTATATTATTTGCGCGACTGCGAGCGTGTTTGCTATAAAGAATACCTGAGCACCACTGACTGTATTAACAGGTATGGTCACCTGATGGATCCCAAAGATCAAAATGACATGCTGAAAAAAACCGGTAATGTTATTTTTTCCGGAGTGGAAATTTTTGATTCAATCTTTACCGGGATCCAGAATTCTACCTCTCTGAACAACAGTGGGTACATGGGTGCTGATATCGTAGAGGTAGCACACTGTGAATGGAAGAGTAATACCAAGATCATGTTCAAGGATGAAACCGAAATCGACGAAGCAACAGAAGCGCTCATGATCGAAAACGGTGATAAGTCTAAGATCAAATACAAATACCGTTTAGACCTTTACCAGGGAATCAGGATTGGTGGGGCAATATACCTTTCGATGGGCAGGGTAAAGAATGTATGCCGGCCGATGGATAATCCATGGTATGTACCACTTACTTTTAATGGTATCTTATATAACAAACGTAATTCAAAACCTTATTCTCTGGTCATGCACACCAAGGATATTCAGGACAAGTATGACATCTTGAATTACTTCCTGGAAAACCATGTGGCATTGTCCGGAACGAAGGGGTCCAGGATCATCCTTGAAAATATTCCTAAAGACTTTGGAGCTACGGTGACCGAAAGGATCATGAAGTATATCTACTATAAAAAGACGGGTCTTGAAATTATTTCGACTTCTCAGGAAGGATCTGATAACCAGTTTTCCAATTACGGAACTTATGATGATACCATTTCCCAATCCGTGGAAGTGATCATCACCATGATGAAGTACCTGGAGGGGATTGCTTCTAAGATCACAGGAGTTCCTGCACAGCGGATTGGATCAATACAAAAGAACGAACTTGTCGGTAATACAGAGCTTGCCGTCAACCAGTCTACCTTAACTACCAAACCTATCTTTGCTTCCCATCAGGACCTTGTAAAGATGATGCTCAATGACCAGCTGAATAATGCCAAGATCTCCTGGAAGAAGAGTCCAAAAAAGATCTTTGTTTTAGGTGACGTACTAAGTGAGTTCTTTACTATGGATACAGCAAGTTTTTCTGAGACAGATTACGATGTGATCTTATCTGATTCCGGGGTAGAACTCAAACAAATTGAAGAGTTAAAACAAATGGCAGAATCTATGATCCAGGCACAGTTGATTGATGTGGAAACAGTGGTGGACATTGTGACCTTGGATAATGTGACTCAGTTAAAGAAAAAAATACAGACTGGAGTGGAAAGTAAGAAACAGGATGCACTTAAAGAAATGCAGCAACAGCTTCAGCAGTTACAGCAACAGTTGCAGAAAACTTCTCAGGAAAACGATATGCTGAAGAAAGCAGATCGTGAAATGCAGCAAAATAAATTGGACATGGAGGCAGAGAAGAATAAATCTGATGCTGAACTTTTAGATCGTCAAATTTCTGTGGACGAAGAAATTGGTTTACAGAAAAATAAAATCGAGCAGGACCGGGTAAACCTTGAAAGTTTACAGATGACTTTTAATTCACAAGCTGAAAAAGTAAGAATTAAATGAGCAAACAACAAGTAGTGACCGATGCTTCCAGGATGGTGACCCTGCTTGAACAGCAACTGCTGTCCATTGGCAGATTACTGGAATATTATACCAATGGTACGATTTCAGGAAGTGTAAACCAACTCAATGAGATCGTGCAGTTGCAGACTATTTCTGCCAAACTCAGTTTACTTGTTGCCGGAGTTAGTGGTCTTCCTTATGGAGCGGATGCTTTTACTGCCGGCACACCTGATGTCAATGGTAACAATACTGTTTATGTTTATACCAAATCTTCAGTGACGGTAAAAACTGTGACGATGACTTTTGATGCTAGTGATAATGTCACTTCTTACGTAGAATCTTAATTATGGCAATATCATTTTTAGTTGGCAATCTGGTTCCTATCCCTGCTACTAAGTGGAGTAAGATTAAAAATAAACCTGCTGGAAGTTCTTTAAATCAGTACCTGGGATGGAATGGTACTGATTGGACAAACCGTCAGGTGGCATATTCTGAACTTTCGGGAGCACCAGCGATCATTGGTAACCAGACAGCAAATACTGTTTATGCGGGCCCAACGTCTGGAATTGATGCAGCACCGACATTTCGTTCTTTGGTTGCAGGAGACATTCCAGGTCTTGACTGGGGAAAAATTACGAGTGGGGTTCCTACTACGTTGGCCGGATATGGTATTACTGATGCTTACACAAAAACTGTGAGTGATTCAATGTACGCATTAATAGCTCAAACTATGTTTATTGGCACTACCGCTGTCGCAATTAATAGAACAAGTGCAGCACTAGTATTAACTGGTATAACATCTATTGACGGACAAGCTGCAACAGTGGTTACCAATGCAAATCTTACTGGTAATGTTACAAGTGTTGGTAATGCTACTACCATAGCAGCAGGAGTGGTAACAAATACTATGCTTGCAGGAAGTATTGATTTAACTGCTAAAGTTACAGGTATTCTTCCAAGTGCAAATGGAGGTACAGGTATAAACAACGGATCATTTAACTTAACAGTACCAGCAACAGGAACAGCAGCCTTGCTTGGAACGGCTAATGTGTTTACAGTTGCAAATACTTTTACAGAGGCGGCTAATTCGAGTGGTACAAGTCCATTGGTAACTTTTACCCAACCCATACATACGGGA